ATCTAATGTCCAATACAATACAGTTGCATTAGGAATATTACTTCCCGTGATAGTAAAGATTACTGTATCACCTTCATTCATATTGGTCTTATCTGGACTAATAGAGTAGTTGCTTGAAGATGGAGTTCCGCCGGTAAATCCTGATTGTGTTGCAGTTGGTGCAGTTAATGTAAATGCACCGGTTGGAGTTGATGCTTTGACAGTACTAGTAATGGTTGCATCAACGTTATCATCAGGTGGTCCAACTGCATCGTCTGCAAAATTAATTGTCAATGTTAACACACTAGGTGTTGATGCATTATCTACACGAGCAGATAGTTTGTAATAGTTACTAGTATATGCACCTACTGAGCTGTTTGTTTTTACAATTTGAGAGTCGTTGGTGGTTAAACCATAAAAATTTGAGTAATCAATAGCCACTTCGCCTATACCGGCTAGTAGTGTAGTCCAGCTTTGATCTTTAGTTGTGCTAGTTCCACCATTGGTGTTTGCGCTTGCTCGAATTTTTCCGCCTGCATTAAAAAAGTATCTAGCGGCATTGCTTGATGCAAATGTAACTGTTACTGTTTGTGTTAATACGTTGTTCCAGGGCTGATTGCTAGTTCCGGAAACCAGTGTAGTGTCAGCAAGTTGTCCAGAACCAGCGTTAAATTTATTAGTAGTAATCCTGTCAGCCATGTAATTAAACTGGCCGCGGATAGCTTCGCTGATTACAGTAACTCTGCTTTGGGGTGATACCAAATTTGAACCGCTATAGGAAGTTGACGTTTCTGCAACACCGCCTAATGTGCCGCCTGTTTGATGCTGATATACTTTGGCAATATCATTACGCAAAGCAATCCAATCGGCTGCCGATATTGTATTACCAGTAGATACTGTTGGACTAGTTGTTGTTTGTCCATAGCCACTCTGGCCGCTACCAACACCGAGAACTAGATCAACTTTTTGTTTTATAGTTGAATAGTCACCAGACTCTATTTTTTGACCAACACCTGCTGCCATTTTATATCCTTTACAGTATTACTGCTTCAACTAATTTTTCTTCAACACCATCGTGATCTTCAAGTGCAATTGCAAATACTAAATGATCATACGATACATCTTCGCTATCTAAATCAATAACTCCGCTAATACTGTTTTCACAAGATATTGCAGTTCCTCTATTAAATGCTATTAATCTGTCGCCTTTGGCAACTGGATGTTTGATTCTAACCGGAACACGACCTTTTAGCGCAATATATGTTCCGCCGACTAGATCTTTATTCATCATAAACGCAGGCTTAGCACTAACTACACCAATAGCCCTAGCACCAACTGCGCTTTCTGTAACTTCGGCATCACCGCCAACAATTACTACTGTACCAACAGGATATTCTTGATCGGCAAGATATTTTTCTGCTAAGTCAGCATATTTTGCACTCGTAGCAACACCGGTGAATGTTGAAGCTGTGATTGATCCGTCGTTACCTCTAGCGGCAATTGTATTAGCAGTTCCACTAACTGTTGCCGATACATAGCTGCCGCTGTCAACTTGCATTTGTTTTGCTTGATCCGCAATACCTTTAAAACTAACAGCATATACATTGTTGTATTTGGCAGTTGAAGAACCAATGTTACTTGGATTTTGAGTGGATGCATCACTACCAGGAAGTATATCGCCGCCTTGTAATTTGATCGGAGTCTGTGTACCGCTCGAACTTGTTTGGAATACAATTGTATTTCCAACAGTGTTTTGAATATAAGGTGTACCGCTGTTGATCCAAACTCTTAGTGTGGGGCTGGTACCAACTGTAAATCCACTGTCTACAAAACTACCAAGACTCTGTGTAGTAGCATATGCGCTAGCAGGATATCCACCTAAAGCATCAGAGTCAGTGGCTGTTCCCCAGAATCTGTAATTGCTAAGTCTAGTTGAATAAACAGGAGTTGAATTTACTGTAGTATTTGTTAAACTGTTTAAGGTTATACCGGGTTCAATAACACTAAATCCGGTAATAGGATTACCTGTACTTAGGGTAAATGCTGTAGGAGAAATAGCAAATACAACTTTTGTACTGCTACCAGATTCTCCAACTTTAGCCTGTATAATAGCATGGCTTAATGGACTAGGCTGATTGTCTTGTACACTGATACTCTGCATCTGTGTAGCACCAAATCCTGTAACACCTTGCGGGCCAATTAATTGAAACTGTGTTCCGTCTGAAGTAGAACATGCATACAGCTGACTAGTTGATGTTTGAAACCACAGGTCGCCCTGTGTTAGTCCTGTAGGCTGTGAATCGCTTAGGGCGGCACCGCCTGTAGTACGCCAAGAATTGTTTTTATCAAAGAATTTTAACTTATTTGATCCGCTGTCGTACCAAATTTGACCACTGATAGAATTTGGCGGAGGAACTGTGCCTGAAAAGTTTTCTAGCAACCAAACATAGTTGTCGTTCTGAATTTCGCCATAGCCAGCATAATTTTTACCGACTAGTCTGAGATCTGTTGTATTATCAATTGTACCGTCTTGCACTACGGAAATAGTACTTCCGTTGTATCTGTGAATGCTATATGGCATTTATTCTACCCCTTAACTTTATATATTTAGTTTAACCATTACCATAAGTCGTTCCAGGTACCGTTGTAGACCTGGGCTTTGTTAGTGGTTGTGTTATAAATTATTTCGCCGTAGTTAGCAGAAGTCAACGTTCTAGCATCTCTTGCTGTGCTAGTATACTTGGGCAACATTAAACTTTGGCTCGCTCTAAAACTACCTGCTACATCAAGCGTGTAAGCAGGACTATTGTTAAAAATACCCACTTGTTGATTAATACTTCGAACTGTAATTGCATCAACTACACCTGATGAATTTTTAACTTTAAGCAAATAATCTTGGCCGCTAGTGTTGCTTATTTGCTGGAATGCTACTGTCGAAACTCTTATTTCTGTATTCTGACTAGGGCCTAAAATTAAAGGAGTTTGATTCTGAATTGTTACCTGCCCTAAGGTTGTAGTGTTAGACTGTGTGCTCATGAAACTAGATGCAGTTTGCAGAGTGCCAGTACCATCAACTAATGCATCAGCTCGGGTAGCAGTTACATTAAATTTAATACCACTCAAAGTACTTTGATTAAATCCAGGACGAATTGATCCAGTATATTGAGGTAATATTGTAGGATCTTTTAGGTCAAATGCTGTAGATTCTTTACTAAAAATACCCAGTAATGCCCCTGCTACTTTTAGTTCAACAACTGTTTTACCCAATCCATTAGTGTCAGTATAGGTGTTTGTAAAAAATCCAGACTCTCCTTGACCGTTTTGATAGATAGGACCGGCTAGAGTTCTGCCAGTGTTGTGATAAAACCAAAGCTGTTTATTAGTGCTGTCAATCCATAGGTCGCCTTGAACTGCGGTCAATGGAACAGTTGATTGTACAATAGGGCCGCTACTGGCTCTAAATGTAGTACCGTTATAAACTTTTAAAACATTTAAGCTAGTATCATACCATAATTGTCCCGTAATAGGCTGTGTAGGAGCACTGGTATTGGCAAAGTTTTCAAGTAAGTTTACAAAATTTTGATTGATAAATTTACCATAGTTACTGACATTTTTACCTATTAATGTAAGGTCTGTAGAAATATTATCAATTTGGGTATCTTGTATTACGATCGGAGTCGACCCGCTTGTTGTACTAATAGTATATGACATTATACAATTACTCCAGTAAAGATAATATAGTTGATAGTTTGGTAGGGATTCATTGTATTAACTGGAACATTTAAGTTGCCACCTTGTGCATCAACTCCGCCGCTGTTGGGCAAATATTGTGCTGTATTAGCCGCAGTTGGTCCAAGATTTAGATTTGAAACTGTTTCTGCATCAGCAACGTCTGAAACTGTACTAGGACGTATAGCATAATATTGATTCCCTTTGAGTCCAGTATCCTGATTAGTACCTTTAAGATCATGTTTGTGATCTGGAAGATTTTGCGTGTCTAATGTTACTTGTGAATTTCCACTTCCAGCACCAACATTATCGGCACTGATGTCAGTTACTCTGTCTGCCGGAGTAGTAATTGTTGTGATCGGACTACCGTCGATTACACTACTAACAGTTGTTCCATTGTCCATATTATCGGGACCTAACGGGAATCTGCCTCTCAAATCTGGTAAAGCAAAAGTTGATTGCCCTTGTAGTAATCCCAATGCTTTATAAGTGTAACCTATAATCTTAAATAGATCTGGGAAGTTTGTTATCAATTGCTCGCTACCGTCGCAGAGTAAGTAACCAGAAGGTATTTGAACATTTGGATTATTAGCAGGATCTCCTGCCCAAGGAAATATTGCACCAATCGGTACTGTTGGAATATTAGATATAAAACTCTGTTTGGTTGTTTTTCTTAAACCAACACCGGGTCTGCTAATGATTAATACATCGGTAATATTTGAATCACTTACTAGTGTTTTAGTATCGATAAAGTCAGAGGACAATGTAGTTACAAACTGAGCTGTGCTACCTGTGCCGTTTACACTGATTGCCGGGCTTGTTATATCTCCTGCAAGACTAAACGATACCGGAGTAGCCCATCTACTTGCACTTCCAGAAATAGATCCTGTGATTGTACTGTTAGAAGTTATGTTACCGTTAAAAGTTCCATAAAAATTATTAGCATATATATTATTAAATTTCTTAGTCGCTGAACCAATATCGTATACGCTGTCAGTACTAGGTAATAGGGCGGCACCGGTTGTTGGAGTTCCGTTGTTATTCCAATTTAAATAAAGTTGTCCGTTAACCGTAACATCGTCTCCTAATGTACTAGTTCCGTTTACAGACAAATTAGTTCCTGCAGATATTGAAGTACCTGCGACAATACTAGTTGTAGATACAATATTACCAATAACGTCTAATACTGCAACGGGACTTGCATTATTAACGCCTACTTTTGCACCAACAATGCTTAACGGGCTTAACACATTACCGCTTGAATCTCTAACACGTATAAAAACATTGTTGTTAGTAGTATCTGTATTTGATATAACTGTTGATCCGTTTTCTTGTTTCAGTTCAGTAACACTAGAACCAAGACCAATTGCTAATCCTCGAGAATTTTGAATTGTTATTTTATTATTGGTAATACTGTCTGCATCACCTCTAAGGAAGTTTCCTGCAGGAACAGTAGTTCCGTTAACAATTAATGCGCTGGCTTTTTCCGCTGTTCCCCACATGCCCATTGCAGGATTAATGTTTAATCCTATCTTTAATGATGAAGTTTCAAATCCTCTAATTGCAATTTTAGGAGTAAACGCTTCTGTTGCAATAATAGCAACACTAAGACCAGCAACTAAAAAATTAATTATAACATGATTAATATTTGTAGCATCTGCAATTGTTTGTACTAATGGGCCGCTGTCTGCACCTGAACTAAATTGAGGTCCAACTAACACCCATGCACTTCCAGAATACAAATAAAGTTGTTGATGGACACTATCAATCCATAGATCGCCGGTAAAAGACGATGTTGGTTTTGTAGAATCTTTTCTCACACTGCCGGCAGCTTGCCAACTACCTGCTGTATCTGTTCCGTCAACATTTATTTTTAACTGATTAACGCTGGTATCATACCAAAGCTGTCCTTGTGTAGGATGGGCAGGTCTAGTTGAATTAGCAAAGTTTTCTAATAGATGTAAAAAATTTGTGTTAACCGCAGAACCGTAGCCCGGAGCATTTTTTCCAATAAAAGCCAAACTAGTTTGATCTGTTACTAGTGTATTATCCGGAATAGGAATTCCATTTGAACTAGGAGTAGATGTATGAAATATATTATATGTCATTATGCTACCCCGGTTAAGCTCTGAATACGTACTGTATAGTCAATCTGTATTAATCTGTTTAAACTCTTTTGTACAGGATGAAAAATAACATGAGTTAGCAATAAACTATTGCTTGCAGAGCTATAACTTCTTAATCCCAACTCGTCAAATACAAAATCACTATTGTTATTTGTTGTGTTATCAAATGCCTGTTGCCCCGTTGGCTCACCGTAATCTAACATGCAGGTGACAAATACGTCGGTATAATTTGTGCCGGTTACATGTCGAGTTTCAAGATAATTTCTAGTAGGATCAGTATTAGTTACTGCCTGTCCATCAACCACTTTAAAGTAAGTTTTGTTATATAAACTTGCATTTGATCCAGTACTATTTGGTGTCAAATATGTAATAATTCCGGTAGGATCAATAGCTGTTCCGCCATTGCCAAAATCCATTTGATATATAAAACCTTGGCTTGTGTTAGCAATACTTTCTGCTAGAGCCACGCTCATATTCTCGTAATGGATAGCATTACGTTTGTTTATATAGATTTCTTGCGTTACAGGGTCATAAATTTTAATATGCCCTTCGATGTGTATTCCGGATAAGTCTTTACTCTGCATGTTGATCTCTCATAGTTTATTATTTATCGTGGCGCAATAGTAGCATTTTTCTTTATAAAATTAGCTATTGTGTTGTTAGAATCTTCTAGTTTTATACCTTCACCGTCTTCCCAATATGTCATATTATTTTTTACGATGACAATTTTAGTGTTAACTAGTGGCACAGCAACCAAGTGTATTGTATTTCCTACAACAGTAAATTCTGGAGGATATGTTGTATCTCCAAGTGGGCTGTAAGGATAACCGTTACTTTCTACAAAAACTGTAGAAGAAGTTTTCTTCAAACGATATCCCCCAACAAACACATCAATATCATCTGATCTACTAAACTTTAACTTAGGAGTAAACGAAGATACTGTTCCATCTGCTAGAATAGTTTCTGTTTCAATTTGATCTGTGTAAGGGATAGTTTCTGTTGGGCCTGCATCTTGAACAATTGATCCTGCAAGATGCACTGCCGGAGCACCTGTGCCTAATGTGCCGCGTCTTAGTTGTGAAAGAACGTTGTCTATTTTTACAAAAAATTCAATACGCTCACCGTTGATGAAAACTATCCCGGGTAAGTTTGCGGCAGGATTTGGCGGTGTAAGTATACTACCATCTGCTACTGCAATAGATAATGTGTTTTGTGTTATATCAGCTGCCAGCGTAGTTGCTTTTGCGGCATTTAGTCGTTTATAGTGTACTCGATTAAGCATGTCTTTAAACTGCATAAATCCAAAATCAGGATTAGATCCTTCGGTTCGTGTATAGACTTTAATAGCTAAAGAATCAATAACTTGTCCGGGGACTACTTCTTCAGGAGCATGACTGTTCATTGGAGATATCAATTTATCCCCATCAACTACAATATCATCAGGAGCATAACCCACAGCAGTACTTAATGCAGATCCTCTAAACATGCCGCCATTCAGTTGAGTATCGTATGTGTCAGGATTAGGTTCTACGCTGCCGTCGGGATCTATTTCAGACGTACTGCTGTCCCATGCATCAGAATCCCAACCTAAGTCTAAATCCCATCCGCCATGGATTGTAAAATCAAGACCCATAATATTAACACCGCCGTAGTCAACACCAGTCATTAGCTGTGAGAAGTCTTTGCCCGTGTCTCCAACAGTAGGTTTGTAGTTATATTGAATTCTATCGGCTGCATTATAGTGAACAAAATCTTTTAGATATTTTACAGAAATATTTTGTGTTATTCCATCAACAGGTGCAGGTGGTGCTGTTGTAAATGTTATAACTCCGTAATATTCTGTTGTATTATTGATTGTTTTAGATCTAATAGAGAACACATATTCGTTTCGTAAAACATCAACGCCATTTACTGTAACTGTTTGATATTTTGAAAACGGTATTTGCGGAGCCCATTTTAATGCAAACTGTAATTTAGATCCAGTGCCTTTAAATGTCTCAGTTACTGTATTATCAGTAATGAAATTTGATTTAGCTATCCTGTCAAATTTAACAGCAATTTTATTTGTCCTAACAGTTTTGCTTTCAATGATAGCAGATGCTCTAGCGGCAGCGCCGCCTAAATTTAAACCGCCATCTAATTGAATTACAGGGGCTTCTAAATAACCTGAGCCGCTGGCAATTAATTCTATTCTGTTAACTATACCGATAGATATGTAGGCACGAGCTTCAGCTCCAGATCCATATCCCCCAATAATTTTTACTACTGGTGGAGAAATATATCCAGAGCCACCATTGACTATTTTAATTGATGTGATGGTAAATCCTGCATTGTCATACCACATTTTCCAAGGATATTGTGTAATATCTTTAGAATCATACACGATTTCACCGTTTTCAACCTTAACTGAAATAGGTACTATATTTGAATTTTCATCAATGACCGGCAATAGATCAAAGTCTGATACTATTGATTTAGCATAGTCTGTAGCTGTATAGGAACTTACGTACTCTCTAATACTTGTTCTATAAGGCTTAACTTCGTCAATATAGTTTTCAAAGTTACTTAGATTGTTAGGCTGATAAGTTGCTGGTTGATTTAGAGTTCCTACATTATGTCTTGCTTTGACAAAACTTGTTTTAAACGCCCAGTCAACAAATGACTGTTCGTAGAAAACATAACGTAAACTACCAAAGAAAAATTTTAAGTAATTTGGTTTTAATTCATTAATTAATAACTTATTTTTAATAGTTGTTAAAATTATTTGCAATTCAATTCCGGCCGCATCATCATAAAATGCACCGTCATATAACTGATCGCTAAATCCTAATGTAGCAGAACCATTGTCGTATAGATTACTTAAAAATTCAATAGTACCGGCTTGTCTGCCAATTACTGTATAATTTTGTGTGTAATCAATAGTTGTAATATTATTATATTTTTCTAATAAAATCCAACCGCCTGTGCCAATATTTTTAACTTTAACAATATTTCCAATATTAGCATCAAGCGTTGCCAAGTAATAGGTATTGTCTACAATATAGTCTATTTTTGTAAATTGATTGTATCCAACTGCATACCAATCTATATATTGCCAAAATTGTGTAACATCATAACTTTGTACTCGTACACGGTCCCAACGAGGAGTCGAGTCCCATGGTGTACTTTCACCATTATTCCATTGTAAGATTGCCCATTTATTGTAAGAAGCACTATCGCTAGTAACTAATACACTATATGGTCTTACTACAAAAGAAGTAGTAGATTGTTCATAATTTGTACCGCTATTAATAATAACTACACTGTCAATACCGCCTGTGCTGTTCAATGTTGTTTTAATTAATGCATCTTCTCCGCTTCCAATAACTGTTATATAAGGAGCATTAACATATCCTTTGCCAGGATTAACTATAGTGGCTCCAATAATTTGGCCGGCTAATAATCCTGTGCTAGCAACTATCGGAGTTATTTTTGCGTGTGTTAATCTTGTTGTTCCTACAAATTGTAATTCTACTTCAGATGTAATTGAAATATCCCATTTGCCAGTAGCGGCTCCTGGGGCAGTTTCGGCTTTAGTTAGATCTGTTAAATCATAATTATCTGAGACAAGCACTGATGATAATGTACTATTAACATCTGTAATAAACTGTTTTAGTGCTTCAAAACGATTGACAAACATGCTCTGTCTTGGTCTAGACAAAATGCCGTACCGTTGTTTCAAAGGCAATGATAAGTCCGGTAACTGCTGTCCATTTGCATCTTTACCGGCTAAACTTTCAAACCATTTAGATTCAATTGATGACGGTAGATCAGTATTAGGATCTTCACTAACTATCTTCCATTCTGTATGTAAATTTTGTTCTTTGTTATCAATGTTCCAATAATCAATATGTAGCACAACATCGGCTGATTTTAAATATTGCTTGCAGTTTACTAGGCTGAAACTATTAGAACCTGTTAATACTAAACAACTATATCCATAACTAGTTGGGTCAGAAATAAGGCTTGCTACTTCAGCTGCCGATAAAGTTCTACCTAAAATGTTAGGCGTAATAGTTTTATTTTTTACCCAGAAATAGTAAGTGGTAATTAATGATTTAGTAACTGTGTCAAATCGTTGACTAGTGCTGTAAACTGACTTACCGTATAAACTCTTTCCGCTAATACCGGCAGCTAATCCTGCTTCAGTATCTGCTCGAGCATCCCACTGGTCCGGAGTTAGTCTCGACGATACCCATTCGTATACATCAATACTAGCAGAGTACTGCGGGTAATTCATCGGATCAGGAGCGTATAATTTATTCCAATTAGTGCTTCTATACACTATATCACCATCTAAGTTTTCAACAAACTTAGCACGGGTTAGATTCCACCAAAGTGTACCAACCTTGTCAGACAACCAATTAGATTCAGGATTTAAATTTATCGATGAGACGGTTTTATCAGTATACGAATATACTGCTGGATCATAATATGTTTTATATTTTATTTCTTGATCAGCTATGCCCGGAATACGGCCATACGGAGCATCTACCACGTCAATATATGTTATTAATTGATTGCTTCTCTTATTGTATAAGAAAGCCTTTTTAATTTTGCTAACATCTGGTGCAGGAACTTGTTGATGTAATACTGACCAAGATTTATTAGAATTTTGTTTAGTATATGTATAGGCAACACCGTATCCACTATTTGGTGCACCAGCTATTACTGTATTTTTACCAGCAGATATCGATATACCATAATTTATACCTTCTGGATATTGTTCGTCTGGTGAAACACCACTAAAACTTTCAGCATATATAAATTTTGTATTATATCTATCAAATATATCAACTCTACCAGATCTTACTAACTTATCAATAAAGGTTAGAGAGTTATTATCAAAAGTAGTAGCAACACTATCAAAGGTAGTTATATTGTTTATACTACCTTTTGCAGATAACACAATTAACGATTCTGCATCTCCAATGAATTCAACATAGGATCCAAATAATTCATTCTGTTCGTCTTTAGGACTAGTTAGAATTTGTAGTGGAATGTAATTATAAGCAGTATCTGTTGCTGTAAATATTTGTACTTTACCTTCAGCAAAATTATCTAAATTAGCCAACGGCGATCCGACTGCTAGGTAACTGCCGTCGGCAGATACTGCTACAGATTCTCCAAATCTATCACCAGGATTAATTGTTGTAATTTGCTGTCCGCCCATTACTTCAATAGGCGATCCATAACCTGTGTCTGTTTTATGATATACAAAAATTTCACCAGTATTAGCATCATACTCGCTTGCCATTAGTCTCCAATCGCCGGATGGAGGAGTAGTGTTAGTTTGCACAAGTGCTTGGTAATACGATCCTAAATATCTTACATATTCGTCTACATTATAAGTAGTGCCCGGAACAAAATCACCAGTCTTTGTTGCAAAACTATACTGGTCCGATCCAGGTGCTCCAACAACTATTCTGCCGCCATCAGCAGTTGCAGTTATAGAATAACCAAACTGTGAATATGTTGCTGTTCCTACTAAAGGCGGTTCTGTATGTGCCCAAGCTGTACCGTCATTAGATGAAAATATGTCAACTCGACCTTGCGAATTATGGTATGCAGGACTTGAGATGATTAATAAGTAACCATCAATTTCATTTTGGCTAAATGCTATTTTAGCTCCGAACAGATCCCCAGAGCTTATTCCGGCAGGCACTGGTACTACATTTTGAACATTAAATCCAATATAACCAATTGATAATACTTTTACTGTGTTAGTAGTAGCATTAGAGTATACAACAAGTTTACCATCAGGACTAAATTTTATATCTCCAGCAGTAATAGCAAATAATGTTGTTGAAAAATTCTGCCAGGTATTATTAAAATTCTTGGAATATAAATTTATTTTTTCATAGTCTGCAATTGCAATTGTATTGCCGTCTGGACTAGTAGCAACTAATTTAGCAAACTTTTGAGTTGTAAACATCGGGTCAATAGCTAATTCAGCGTAAACCGGATTATGCTGATAAACGGTCCATTTTCCTGATCCGTTATCATCTGCCCAAATTAATTCGTTGGGTTTTAAATTAGGAGGTAAAACATCGTTAATGTTATCAACATTATTAACCCTGCTCTTTAAAAATCTATAACTGAGAATACTAGTTAGGTCATTCTTTAAAAAATCTGTGTGAGTAAAACCAGTTATTTTAGCTGTTATAGTAATAGTTGCATTAAGTACAGAAGCTATTTGATAAAAACCATTTAACGATGTAGTATGTGTTATTCCAATAATATTGCCAGCTTGTACTGTGGGAGTCCTATCACACGATAAAGTCAATGTTGTTCCGCTGTAGTTTGCATCTGTTATTTTAAAAGTATTTTTTGTAAATCTATAAACACTCCATGACAGCGCATCAAACGGACACCAAATGTAATCTCCGTCTGTAAATTTATTAATGTCATGAGTTATGACATCTGTTAAAGAATTAAGACTGTATTTTACATCATCATATCTAGCATAACCGGGTGTTCTTAGATAAGGTTTTTTAGTAGTTAATGGCCAAGGATTATTATTGTAATCAGCAGGTTTAACATATACATTAGACGGCGTTTGTCTATAGACAAAGTCTAATAAATTTTGATCAACAGTATTAACTAATTCAAAAGATTGCGGATTAATTTTAAATTGATTTATATCTAAAATAAATTCTAGTTCAGTAAATGTATCAACAGATCCGTACTCACCAACACGCAATGCCCACTCTTCATTGAATGTTAGGCTTTCCATATTATCTGCACTGAGTACATCAAATAATTTGTTCAATACATTTTGTGTACCTTTTTCAATTATCATCCCTTGATAAAATTTATATTGGCTAACATCATCTTGAATAATATTAGCAAGGTACTGTCGAGACTGATACCCAATTAAATGTTGCGCAAACTCTTGCTGTTGTACGTCAAAATTTCCGCTATCTAAATTATAAAAATCAGTAAACTGTTGTACTTTATAATCCCAATTAGGTAACAATTCTGCTGTAGGTTGCTTTGTTAGTTTAATCCATTGTGCATCATTAAAGGAAGCCAGACTTGATAACTTCATCGATGCTGAATAATAAAACGATTTGTATTTTACAATGTCACCTAAGTTATAATCAGTATGCGGAGCCCAATCAACAATCTTTGCCTGATCAAAAATAAATCCAGGAATATTAAATCCGCCATTCCAGTTTTGTGTTATATAACCTAAAACTTTTACACGTTCTTGTCGATAACCGGGTTCAAGATTATAGATAACATCGTTAAACATTGTTCTGTTATCTAACAACAATGTATGCTCTTTTTGTATCAAATAGAGTACTGCACCATAAATTCCATGATTGGTATTTTTTGATGTTAATATAAAATCATTGTCACTTCTGTATATACTGGTTAACTCGGTGGCTAGGGCTTGGCCGTCAACTCTAAATATTTGGTATCCGTAGAATTGATCGGTAATATCATTTACCGTTGCATAAGTTGTTGTTAGTGTTAATTGTCCGGCTGCCGGGCTCAAACTTAATACAGATCCAGATGTCCATCCTTGTACTGTCCAGAAAACAAATTCTTTTGCTGAACTTTCCCAATTGCTAACCGTACTTAAATTATTATTAAAAGTATCAAATACAAATCCCTGTGCGGCAAGATATGCCCCATACCCTAAAAGAAAATCAACTACTGCTTGTATTGAATCTAATTGTGTTCCGTAGCTTAATACTTGTTCTTGAGTTGTATCAAAAGACTCTCTAATATAAACGTCGTGGCCTCCAATAGTTGGTAAAGCACCGAGCTGAATAAAATTTAAACTGTTAAAAGTTGTTGTACTTGTGTGGCTAGTAATTACTCTATAGTAAAACGATCCGTATCGAACTACAGTTCCTACGAGATAATATTGATTTTCGTTCCATGTTACATAAGATTCACTAATACCCCCAACATTAGATATGTTTCCGGGAGTAGTCCAAGAATAGTATTTAAAGTAAGGGTGTTGTCTTACATAACCAGAAATTTCAAAATTGCCGTCGGACACTTTTGTAATCATGATACCGCTATAGACTAACTTTTGTACTGGGCTACTAGTGTTTAAAAATATATTATAATTTTCTTGAGGAACAAATATTCCAGTAGTGGATGATGGATTTTTGCTGTCTAGTAATAAATTAAATTTTGGCTTACTAGTAAATCCGCCTAATTTTGATCCTAAGCTATTTGTTAAATTTTGAACATCGGATACGTATTGATCTATAGAGGCGGTTGTTTCGCCTAACATATGATCTACTAGATAATTTACTAAGCCTGATGTAAAAATTCTAGTTGAGCTAAATGTAGTACTAGGTAATACAATATCAGATAATTTAAATCTTAAATTTGTTTCAGAATAAACAAATTGATTTGCTAAATTTTTTACAATTCTACTTCGATCAAAACAAGTACCTAGTACTTTATTTGGCTGCAATAATAATACTGTTTGCATTAATGCAAAAGGATAGAATGAAGATTTTCTCCATGCGGTTTCTACAGGACCGTAATCTCCAAATGCATAAGATCCGCCTGCTACAGAACTAACTAGACCGTTGACAAAATTTGCAGTAAGTGGATTTGTTAAATTTCCAGATTCGTCTACAGGTAATCCCGTATCTAAAATTGATCTTACAAATTTTAAATTTTGTTTTACTGTAGTACCTGGTTCTCTAATAATACCGTTACGTAGATCTTCCCATAATAATAAATTATTATTAGTATATGGAGCAGGTCCATATACCGATGTCCACCATACTGGTTCTATACTAAAACCTAATATTTCCCAGGGATGGGTGTGTGGTCTGTCTGTATCTAAATACCAATTAAAAATACCCCTCCAATATGCCGGCACTGGATTGCCGTCGGGACTATAATTTCCAGAGTAATTAAATGTAAACGGATCTGTAGAATTGTATCCTAGTTGTTTAGTGTAATCTTGAGATATTAGTGATGTCCATTGATAAAAGAATGTAGATAATACTTGATCGAATTCTTTTTTTGAATAATCCGTTGTTCTTTCATATCCAGGAATAAAATCATAAATGTTAAACACTTCTGGATTGTACGACACCTTAATATTGTTAAAAATTCTTTTTTCTAATTCTAATATTAAATCATCTCTAAAATCATCAAAGGCAACTATAATACTACCGTCGTGTCCTTGAATTACTTTTGTTGGTGTTCTATAAGTATTATCAATAAAAATCTTAGGTTCAAATTTAGGATACAGTCCTAATTTTGTAGGTGTTGGCGGGCAGAAACTACCGTCTGTTGAATGATACTCGTATGCTTCAATGGTGTCACCAACTGTTAAACTTGTTAGTATCTCAAAGAATACATCAGTGCCAAACACATAATCTTTTCCGTGAACTAGTTGTACTCCATTAAGATATAGTGTTACTGACTGATTACTTAGATTGGTAAGATTAAATGCATCTGTTAAAGGGTATTTGGTAATACGATTATCTAATACAGTATATTCAAGTCTTACTGCACCGTTATATCCAAACATATCAGACAAATAGTAGGGATATGTTTTAGGATATCCGGCTAGCATTTTGTTTAAAATAAAATCAACATGCTGTCTAGGACTAGTATCTATACCAGAATTATCGGCAGCAATTAAAAATGCTCTTTTAAATTTTGAATAATCAGTATTTGCTGTTTCAATTGCTTTAAAGATATTTGCTGTTTGACTTCCTAAATGGTACAAACTTAAATTTACTGGGCCACTATGTTGTACAAAACGTGTGCCATATGATGTTATATTTCCCAAGTCTCTTAAATTTCCAACTCCGGGATAGGCTCCTGAAAAATTAGAAATATTTTCTACTATAGAATCAACATGGTTAATAACTTCTCCCAATGTAAAATCTACTAAATTACTATTCAAAGGATTATTTTGTAGATTAACAGGTATCTCATAATACCCATTGTTATTTTTAGCAGTTGCACTGAAAGTTTTTAATGTAACAACATCAGTCAATTCAACTGCTGTCGATAATTGTACAACTTTTTTTGCAGGTAATGTTACGATAGTAAAAAATTTAGGATCTAATCGTTTTCCGTTAATGTAAACACGCACTACTAAATCAGTTATAGAATTAATATTGTTATAAACATCAATTGGAAAATTATTGACTAGCCCGCTGTTTTTAAAAATTCTAACTACCGGTTGAATGTTTTTTACTAAAGAAGTACTCCATCCGTTGGTGTACTTAAACAATGTAAGATTATTAATTAATTTTAAAAATCCAATATCTGTTTTTTTAGTTTCAACCATTGTATTAATTTTATAATTGAAACTGTCATTTAACAAATTAAAGGTAAAAGAAATATCTCCAATATTGTTAATATTTTGATAGGATAATGCAAAACCTAATTCTGTATCAATAAGAGAAGATGTGCTGGGCTTATAAGAAAATACTTGGGTACCCTCAAAATTTGTTCCAGTATATGCCGAAGTATCACCGTAGCTCACGCCATACTCATCAAACACATCAAACATTGGACTTTGATTTGCCTTAGTTTTAATCTGTCCTAATTTCCAATTAGTGCCATTAAACCAGTACATTAATCCTCGATTAGCTGTTCCTTGTCTAACTAATACAGTTTCATATAGCTGTGCTTCGGCATCAGTTTCTTCTGTGAGATTAATCTGTTTTAAACTGCCTGCATAATTTGCAAATTGATGTGTTCCAGAGCTAACACTTAATATATTAACTAGGTTAGTCAATCCTTTATCATAGTATAACTTAATTTTAGAATTATCAATAACACTAACATAGTAAGTTTTTCTATTTAATAACCCTGCAACATCTAAATTAGTATTGCTTAGATATGTTAATTGATCTCCAGTATTAAATCCGTGAGTATCATTATAAGTAATTCCGGTAACTGTATTAAGGCCCGTAGCAAAATTAATTATGTTGTTGTCTACATCAACTTTAGATGCATCAAAATTAGATACTTTAGATGGATGTATAACTGTTACAAAATTAATTTTATAAATTTTATTTTTTACACGGCTGTCTGTATCAGCAGTAAACAATATACGCATGCCTTCGGCGAGCGATACTCCATCTACAATATAACCTAAACTGCCTTCAACATTACTAAAGACATCTTTGGTATATGTGTCAACAAGATCAACGTCTTTTTTAGCTTGATAGCCAAAATTATACAATTTTAAACCAGAACTAAATTCAATAATTGGTCTAGTAGCTCTATTATTCTGATCTAAGTCCGCTCCAGATGCAGTTACTACATCTTCGTGGAACCATCGATTATATCGAGACCAAGGATTTCTATCAGGACTAGATCTATTAACTGTTATATAATCTTTAGTTTTAGCTGCCGATGATTGAGCACTAAACGATTCTTGATCAAACGGAGTATCATCAAACAAGGTAACTGTTTCTATACTATAGCTAGCAAGGACTTCTAAATCAGTTTCCGGTATTAATTTAATAGCAGTACCAACTCCTTCGACATACCAATATCCAGTCGAGTATGTGTTAGGAGAAATATTCCCTACAAACTCCAATTTCATACCATTAGACAATGATGTTCCATTACTTAATTTGTAAGATTTTTTACCTACAATGTCAGATTCAACATTTAAAAATGTATCTTGATCAATATCTTTAATTTTAAGAAGTCCGCCGATATTAGCGTCAGCTTCACTTAGATAATATAATACACTAGGTGCAGTATGCGGAACTGTAAAAACTAGTTCACCTTCAACAATGCTGTTGTTTGTTATACCATCATTGACATATCTATTAAGATTGTCTTGTGTTCTTTCTGTTTTGATACTAAAAATGTTAGACGGGCTGTCGATGATGAATCTATACGTCTGTCCTCTATAAAGAGTTAGTGTAGGATTTATTGTAAGTCCGTCAGGCGTAAACACATATGCATATGATCCACCCTGGTCTTCTAATTTAACTGTATATGTACTGTCAACTGCTAGTTGCTGGCCCGAAACTGTGATAGGATTTGGTCCAAATGGTAGCCAGTAATAGTGTTGGAAATTTACAAACTTGTCCCAATCAATATGGGGGTCCCAAGAATATAATTCTTGTCGATTTAATCTTTCGTGATTGTTGGTTATTCCGCCAAAAATATCTATATGATTAATGTGGTCAACATAATCTTTATAGAAGTTAACATTTCCAATATAGTCTTTAATTACTGCCGCAGGTTCTAACTGATAATTTTGTCTGTCAGAATTGGCTGCTTTTAAAAATACATCGTTACCATTTACTGATTTTGCATTCTGTCTACCAATATATCCGCTAACCTTTTTAACAGTACCGGGTTGAGTTAATTGTGTCAATGTTGAATGAATGAATTTTTTATTGCTATCTGTACGATAAAACGTAGGCAATAATGTTTCTGTAATCCTAGTATTTGCACTAGGTATAGGTAATCCGTATTCGTTTTGATTTTCAGTAGCCATTAATAATTTCCGCTAGTAATGTTTTGACTATTAAGATTGGATGACAGTGCCGATATCGATCCTGCACTTTGTAACTGGCTTGCCGTAACTGCGGATATAATTTCTATATCGTTAATTGAAGCACCGTTAATAAAAATTTGATCATTTTCACACGGTATTTCAAATAGGCTACCAAAAGTTAAGTCACCTTCTTTTGGCACAATTAAGAAATTAACAATGTTAGGTGTTAATGCGTTCATTACATAAGTTAACAATTCACTAAAGTAAAAGCTGTCGCCAAAATCAAAATTATCTAAAGCAAAAAATTGATTAATTGCGGCTAGTACTCGAGTTTTTACATCATTATCGCTGATAACAATATGTGTATTTTTTACTATTTTAAAAGTTGCTTGCACATCTGTTGTTGCAGAACTACCAAATAGTATTTTATATTTTACAGGATGATATACAATTTCGTCGCTGATTGGTTTAATTAAATTTAAATTAGGTGCTAGAACATTGTACAAATAATCAGTACTTGGGGGTAATGGTTCTGAGCTCAACGATCCTTGTAGCCATTGGCGGTAACTGATATCATATTGTGTGGTTAGTACATAGATGTCAATAATATTTGTTTTTCCTGGATCAATACGTGCTTCGTAGCTAGCATTGTGAATATATTGAAATTTAATATTTCTACGTCCGGGAAACACTCTGTAATCTTGTGTTATTACTAGTGTTGATGCAGATACTAGTTTTTGAACTGTATTACTGTCAATAAAATAAAAATATTGTCCTACTGATCCAGAATATCCACTTTGTGTAGGGTATATCCTTACAGTATTATTGCTGTTATCAAATAAACGATAGTCTTCTTTGCCAGTATCAATTGTGTATTTTTCTAACACAACATATTTTGTAGTATCTGTTGTAGACGGTGCTACCAATTCTTCAAATAATGTTGGGTCGTCTACAATTCCATCATCGTTTGTGTCGCTAAAGGTGACTTCAATTTTTTTAGTATCAGTATATCCGTCAATGCCTTTGTAACTATCTGTAATTTCCCACTTATGGTCGTAAGTAAAGGGCAACACTGAATTAGGTTGAGTATTAATTCCAAGCACTTTAATATTATCTTTTACAACTGTGTTAGTTGTTATATCATAAATTTTGTGTGATGCATCAAAATAAAATCTAATTTGTTTATCACTTTCAAATATATAACGAACTAATCTACTTTTTACGGTATAGAATTCTGTATCAGTTGTAAACAACAGTAACCAACTTGAATCAAGTTGTTGGCTTGAATTGTTTCCTGCATTTGTTAGGCTAAATTTGTCTTTAATGTTTAAATTAACTTCAAAAACAATTTTCCAGATAGCATTTTGGCTGTCGTAACGTAGTCCGAACGACTTATTCGAATAGATTAAGTCGACCAGTGTACTGATAGTATTAGTAGTTAAACTAGTATCCCATGCAGGAATAATACCGCTTAGGATAGAATTACTAGGAACTATAGTGTTTAACAATACTGGTATTGTAATTGATGTTGATGGGATACCATTTCCATTAACTGTTACTACTTGTGCCCATAAAGTTGTTGCGGCTCCTGTAGGTAAAGATCCGCTAATAGGTGTTAGGGTATTTTGATTATTAATATCAAAGTAATAACCGGTCGGTGCTGTAAACTGTAGCAGACTATTAGCTACAATATATGATAGATCGCCTGTTACACTGCTAGTACCAACTGCTACATCAATACCGCTAACAGAAAAATTACCTATTGATTGATTAGTATCACTACTGATATTGGTCCAAATTTTAGGATCAGGGCTAGTAGGGACAGTTTTTCTAAATTTAGAATAATAATAGTCCCTTAATTGTTTAGATTGTAAAGCATTTATTACTCGATTATAGATAACAGCTTCAATATCTGTTTGCGTTAAGTAATTAAATCTGAAAGTATCCGTATATTCTTGTCGATATAAGGCACCGTCGTCGGCAAATAAATTAGTTTTACTGTATTTGCCAGTTGGATCTACTAGATCAAAATATCTACTAATACCGCTTGAACTGCGATTGACTGCTTTAATTTTAACAATATCTTGGTTCACAGACAAAGGCGCTATATTATAATCTTCAGCCGTGATCATACGGTTTTGTGTATAATAGTTTGCAGGAGCATTTGTTTTAATATTAGTATTTGTTTCTGTTGAACTACTGTTAGCTACAGAAGAAACTAAATTTAACCCAATTGTTAGTGTTTCAATTTGTCCTACATTCGATGCATAAGGTATTTGTATTGTGACATTACGGATATCTGCAGGATTAATAGTGTAGCTGATACCATTGCTAGTTCTATAGTAAACTCTAAACGTGCCTAGCGGAAGATTTCCAAAGACGCCGTCACTAAATGCAAGACTAATTCGATCGTTTGATCTAGTTGTTACTGCATAAATGTTTCTTATTGACTTACTTAGGCTGTTATAAATGATATTATTGCCCTTGGTGTTAGACACCTGTGACCAATATTCATTTTCTAATCCGTTTTGATCTAATCTATATAACCAAATATCACTATTGTTAACATTAATAGCATCTAAGTCAACTATTTCGTTGCTAGCAGGTTGGGCAACTGTAAATGTTCCTTGACTCAATGTGCCTTGTTTAAAATGTAGGAAGAATCCTGTATTAGCACTGCCATTACCACGACCATCATTTCTATGAATGAATGATAATCTATTTCCAATTAGCGGAGGTTCTTCTTTAATAACAAGATTATCAGTGTCTAAAATTGTTGATACTATTTCAAATGCCATGTTACGACCATCTACCGATTTGGTAAATTCATATACAGGAACTCCTGTATTGGCAGCTTGAAGCCTGTACTGATCTGTTGGGATACTGTCAATTACTGCACTAGCATCAGGATTGCCAAACTGTCTAGTTGCTGGGATTGCCGCGTTAATAACTTTAATAAATTGATCGTACCAGCTGGAATTAGCACTGTCGTTCCACCCGATAACCTGATTGGCTAAATTTCTTCCGTTACTATCTAAAATAGTTTGTGTAGTTTGTACAGAAGAAAACTTTAATAATCCAGATGCTGGAATATTTCTAGATACAGGATAGCTCAATAGTTTAGCAAAACGTAATACACTTTCTCGACGTTCTGCAAGCTCTAAAAAGTTGTCTCGAGCATTAAGATCTGCACGGAAAGCAATACTTTGACCTAAAAATGCAATGATATCAATTAACGCTAGGTATTCTGAAGACTCAATATAATCGTTAAAATCTTCAGGATAATTTTCTCTAATGTACTGAATCATAACCCTGCGTAAATTCTCAAAGTCATAACTTTGAAAATCAGCATTGGCGAAGGTTTGATATATTCTTTTCCAGTCTTGTGCGACTAATAATCTATTTTGTCTATCTGTAGATGACATACGCTATTCCCATTTATATGATATTTAGCGTATTTTATTAAGTGAGTGTTTAATTTGTCAAACCATTATTCTGATCAAATGTCAGTTGCATAGATTCTTGTATGTAATATGGCAAGTAAACCAATGTGCAGGCTATTTGTAAACCGCTTTCATATTGTGTTACAATCACTTGTTTGGCTCTAACACGAGGATCGTAGTTAATGATTTCTTCAACATTTTGTTGTATTAATACTTTTAATTGCTCTGTTAGAGGTTCGTAAAGCACATCCCATATGATTGTACCAAAAGTGGGATTCATTAAACGCTCGCCCTGACGAACATTAAAATGATTTAATATATCTTGCTTGATTAAAGCGTAATCATATAGTGCAAATTTTTGTGTATCAGGACTTATTGTACTAAAACCTTTATAGGTCTTAGAGCCGGGAGCATCCTTGTAGGTTAACTTACTAGGAATAGTAATTTTATCGTATAATTTAGGTGCTGTAGACATAATAGTATTTAAGCCTGCGTATCTTCGGG